AAAACGGAGAGATAGGCGGCGGAATAATCTTGCCGTTGGACAAAGAATTATTCGTTCACGATGCCAAGACATGGCTGAATTATTTCAAAGAAAATCCAAATCGATTTCGCGAGCGTTGTATGGATATCAGAGATTTTGCGCGGAAGAATTACGACTGGAGTGTCAAGATTAAAAATTGGATTGACTTATTCACAATATGACTTGGGAGAAGTACGCATTGGAGTTGGCGAGGGTGGCGGCGATGAAAAGCAAAGACCCGTGGAGACAGGTTGGAGCGGTTGTATTGCGGCATGACAAGACTGTTGCTGGTGTGGGATTCAACGGCTTTCCATCAGGCGTGGAAGAGGACTGGGAGTGTCGGGAGAGGCGGCGATTGTTCGTTGTCCATGCCGAGGCAAATGCGTTGAGGTATGTCAAGCCAGATGAGGGATGGTTGCTGGCGAGTACGACATTGCCATGCAACAATTGTCTGAAGACGATTGTGTCATACGGGATCAAGAAAATAGTGTATGGTGAAACATATCCGAGCGACGAGAGTTCGCTGGAATTAGCAGGACTGATGGGGATTGAATTGTATGACGCAACCAGAATCGAATGAGGTCTTTTTTACAAGGAGCGTCATGTGCAGGGTGATTGAGCAGGCGTGGGAAGACGCCTTGAATGTTAAAAAATATAAGAGCGACTATGTGCAAGAGGAGGTCGATAGAAGCAGGGAAGAGGCGAGAGAGTGGTTCGCGGGGGGAGAGTTTGAGATGTGGTGCGGAGCGTTGGGAATCGACTACGAAGCGATCAGGGAACTACTGGCAAGGAAAATCGAATTGACAAACCAAGCAGGATAGGAATTCATATTGAGTCTTATGAAATCATACATCGTTAACTACGAATCTCCGAATAACATTTTTAAAGGTGAATTGTGTATCTTTGCAAAAGACCATAAGGATGCAATGTCGAAAGCATTTGACTGGGTGAAAACCAAAGAGGTCTGGAATCACCTATGGAAAATCAATTTTGCGATTCGCGAGGTTGAGATGGATTTAATTAATGCCTTTCCATTCACTAAACAAAAATGAAAACCAAAGACTATCCAAACTGGGCTTGCGAAGAGTGCGGAAAGAAGCACGGCAGGGGCAGGAATAGCGTTTCGACATGGCACTATGGGAAGTGTGATATCTGCGGTAAAAACAAGAATGTGACTGAACCGAAAGATTTTGGTCACTTTAAAAAATGGTATAAATAATATGGCATATCGATGAATTGGGTTACGCTAGAACCGCATGAAATTTTTCTTGCTTCGCAAGTTGGAGTGCTACGCAGATACACTTCGATTGCTGACGGAATGAAAGACAGAGCAGGAAGGAAGATGGACTTTTCTGCTGATATTGATGGTGCGGCAGGAGAGATGGCGTTTGCTAAAGGAATGAATTTGTATTGGTCTGGAGGAAATAAAACATTTTCTGTCCCAGATGTAGGAATTGTTGAGGTTAAGACAGCAAGATCGAGTGTTGAGTTGCCAGTTTACGAGCATATTCCAGACGATAGAATTGTAGCATTGGTTTTTGGGAATATGCCTAAATTCAGAATAGTTGGATGGATTTATGCGAAGGATGCTAAAAAAATAGTTCCATTAAGCAATAAAGGTTTGGGATATCAATCGGCGCACTTTGTTGCTGAAGATAAATTGCGTCCAATTCAGGAACTAAAAAACATTTTGAATTCTATTAACAATAAAGAAGATGAATGGTAAATGGACGATTCGCATTAGCGATGGATTTTGCAATTACGAGTACGAATTGAAAGCAACGAATCCAAATGTATCAATTTACGATGTGGTAAAACTAGTTGCAAAGAAGCTGAAATCTGAAGTAAAAGAAGGGAAATTAATTAATGAACGACCTGCAAAAATACATTGAAGAAAGCTGGAGTGACGAAGTTAAGACGATGAACGATTTACAGAATCATGGAATCGTTAGTGACAATGCAGTAATGGCAAAAGATGTTAGTTCTGAAGACGCAAAAAAGGCAGTTAAATTCCTGAATGAACATCCTACAAAAAGCATCTAATTTCGCAAAGAGTGCCACGGCATTTGTGTTGGCAGGAATGCCATGCTGTGATGAGAAAGAAATAGCTAGGAGGCTACGCATTTGCGCGGATTGTCCTAACTTCGACTTGACGGCATATAGTGGTGCTGGCGAGTGCAAAATCTGCGGTTGCAACATGGAAATTAAGACTGTGATGGCAACCGAGAGTTGTCCTGAAGGAAAATGGTAGAATCTGTTCGCCAAGTTCTGGAGATTGCCGAGGCAGTCAGGGCAGAAGCTGATCGAGATGACCGCATGGGGATTCTTTATGCGGCAAAGTACATTCTGGCGAATGTTGCTACTGGTGGAGTGTCATCCAACTTGGTGATCGATGAGAAGGTGGCAAAAAGTATCGTCATGCAGTTCGTGCAGAGTCTGTTGGAAGAGGATCATTTTGAGGCGGCGGCGACTGTATTGTGGGGTCCGGGGGTCTACGACTGGCGACCCCAATCGGCACAGGATACATGGCGTTGCTTATTCGATTACGACAAACTACTTGTGCAGGGCGCGGGAGCAATGGGGAAAACTTTCAATGCCGCCGCATGGTTTCTTCTCGACTGGATGCGCGACCCAGAATACACTTGTATTAAAGTAGTTTCGCTTACAGAGGCACACGCTCAACGAAATGTGTTTGCGGCGATTAAGACCTTTTATAGAACTGCCTTGGTCAAGCCAGAGTACAAGGGCGAATCCGATCTAGTTAAATCGATTCAGGTCAACGACGATGACAAGAATGGAATCCATCTTGTTGCTATTCCAAAAGGTGATGCAGGAACTGGTACACTTCGCGGGTTTCACCCTTCTCCACGGGTCAAGCCGCACCCCAAGTGGGGATCGATGTCGAGAACTCATGTTGTGCTGGACGAAGCTGAAGAAATTCCGCCGGGGTGCTGGGAAGGTCTACAAAACATCCTGTCTGCCGCAGATACCAAATCGAGCAAGGGGCGAATCAAGATTTTCGGCGCATCAAACCCGAAGGATCGGAATAGTGAATTTGGCAAGCGGTGCGAACCTGCTGGTGGATGGTTGAAGGTGGACTGCGAAGAGGATTTCGAGTGGGAGAGCAGGGAAGGTTGGCACATTCTGCGACTCGACGCCGCAAGGTGCGAGAATGTAATTCAGAAGAAAATAATCTTCCCCGGCTTTCAGTCTTACGAAGGCTACATGGCATACGAGGCGCGAGGAAAAACTGCCGAATATTATACGATGGCGAGGGGGTTTTTCCCGCAAGAGGGTATTGCGATGGCGATAATAACGCCTGCAATGATGGACAACGCAATGGGCGTTGTGCGGTTTATTGGCCCTGTAGTGCCTCTGTGTGCGTTCGATCTGGCGTTGGAAGGCAAAGACCAAGTTGTGTGTTCATACGGAAGATTTGGCCTTGCGGATGGATTTACTCCGCTAGATGGCAAGTTTAGAGAGTTTAAATCGCCAAAGACAGTCTTGCAGTTAGATTCACAAATTAACTTTCCTAAAAAGACAACGCTAGATCAGGCGAATGCAATTATCAATTTCTGCAAGCAGATGAGGATCGGTCCGAACTGGCTATGCGTTGATCGAACTGGAAACGGATCAGGAATTCACGATGCGTTGTGCAGTCTATTTGGCAATGAAGCGATGGGTGTGAATTATAGCTGGGCGGCAACAGATACTCATGTATTAGGCGACGATTCACAGAGAGCAAACGAACTTTATTCTGGCGTTGTCACAGAATTAATTTTCGGATTGGCAAAATATTTAGAGTTTGAATTTCTAAAAATTTCTCCTTCGTTCCGAACGGAGGAATTGGTTAGGCAAGCGACTTCGCGAAGATACAAACAAGTTGGTCAGGGATTGGTAAGGGTTGAAAGCAAGGCTGATTACACAAAGCGCACAAGGCAGAATAGTCCTGACCAACTCGATTCGCTATCCTTATTAGTTTACTTGATGCGTCAACGAGCAGGATCGATAGCAACGATGACAGAGCAAAAAAAAGAAGAAAGTTATGAAAAAAAACTTCCCATGATTGAAGCAATGGAATATGTTGACTTTTCCGAATAAAAAGATATGAACTTTTAAAAAATGGCAAAACCTATCGATGGATTAATTCCTCCCGGCGGATGGCATTACTTTCAAAGTGATGTGAAGTTAGATGCTTATTCGTTAAGCAACCTATATGAAGTTGTACAGCATTATCGCGCAGAAAACCATTTACCTATTGGCGATGTTCATGGTGATGTCGATTCTTATATTTGCGGTAACTTTCCTAACAATTGTCACGGGGTTGATTCGGTTGTTGTTACTTCTGTGGATGCTCCTAATCGACAGAGTGAGTTACTTAACGACATTACTATTTGGGCAAAGAACATACTTTTGAGTCAAAGACAGATTCGATTAGTATCTGATGAACTTGCTGAAGCTAGGGCGAGAACTTGTTTACAATGCCCTAAAAACATTCAATATAAAAGCGGATGCCATAGTTGCATTGCCGCTTCAGATCGTTTAAATGCAAGCATTAGGCAAGGGCGCGATACACATTCGACAAAAAAATTAAAAGGTTGTACTGTCATGCGACATGATAACCGAGCGGCAGTTTTCTTTGACAAAGAGCATTTTGAGGTAACAGATTCAGTTCCGCAAAATTGCTGGCTAAAAATTTAATATGGCAAACTTTCTTGAACCACTAGAAGCGCAGGTTATTAATACTTTTGCGACTAAAGCACCTCGCACATTGGAGGCAGGGGATAAAAACAATAGATCGCAACTCAATGTTATAATGCCGGGGGTCAATCAGACCGACGAGGTTGTTAATGACGAGACGCTAGAAGTTAAGCGCACCTTCCGAAATACCGAGCAGGCTTATAGTTCTTATCGTCGCCTAAAGCAACAGAATGTTGAGCGCAACCGAAAGAACGCTTTGATTCAAAAGAAGCTAAACAATGAGCCTCCATACGCTCCGAAGAAGCTGGAGTCTATGGGTCAGAACTGGAGGTCGAATCGTCCAACTGGTTTCCTGTCCACGATGGTTAGCCGTATTCAGCCTCCTTTCAAGCAGGTTGTCGAGTCCAGTACCTATCTTACTTTCACGAAGTATCCCGCGAAGGGTGTTGATGCCGATCACAAGACAAATATTTTCCGCGAGGAAATTACAAAATGTATTCGCGGATGGTCTGGGCATGACGATATCGTTGCACAGGTAGTGCATGAGAACACTACATTCGGGTTTGCGGCACTTTGTTGGGATGATCCTCGCGATTGGAAACCAGAATTCTGCCGTCAGGATTATACTTTTTTTAGCATTGAAACCCCACAAGAAGTGCAGGCAACTCCCATCTGGGCGCGGAAACGCCGATATCAGATTTCCGAACTGCTTCCGATCCTTGAAGACCCGCAAACCTCTAGTCTTGCAGGTTGGAATATCAAGAACCTGATCAAAGCACTTAACAACGCAACCCCAGCAGGGCGCACTCTGGATTCCGACGATGACGCTCGCCGCATTGAGGACTGGATTCGTGAGGGAAGCTATGGTGCATCTTACGAAAACGATGCTAAATATGTCGAGTTGGGTGAACTTTTGGTTAAGGAACCACATGGCAAGATCAGTCGATTTCTCTTCGATGATAAGAGCGGCAACGAAATCTGCACTCAACTTGATCGCTATTCGCGAATGTCGGATTGCTTGGCGTTATTTAGCGTCGAAATCGGGTCTGGATCGTTGATGTCCAGCCGTGGTGCAGGGCGCGACTTGTACAATTCGCATATCGCAATCGATAAGGCGCGAAATCTGGTGCAGGACAATGTTTATTTGAAGGGAATGCTGTTGCTGAAGAAGACCGCAACGGCAAAACCCGGCATTGCACCTCTGACAGTCATGCATCCTGTGGCTTATGTTGCCGAGGGATATGAGGTAGTTCCTCAATCTGCTCCCGCAGATGTCGATGATTTCCTAAAATTAGATCAATTCGTCTCTGGTTTGGCCGAAATCCAGCTAGGAACATTCTTGCCATCGTCCGCCTTGGGTCTACAGACGGGTGATAAGACCGCATCGGAGATCAATCGTGTTGCCGCAATCGAAAATCAGATTCGCGAGGGCATTTTGATGCGTTGGAGCAAGCAATATTCCGAGGCAGTTGCGCGAATGCAACGAGGAATCTGCCATCCAGAGCATATTAAGGCGGCATCTGAACTCAAAATGTTGCTGGATGTGGCACGAATGACGAATCAGGACGCAATTTGGGCGAGAAAGGAAGTTGTAGAAGCCTTCCAGCAGTCCGAATTCGATATGCCTGCCTTCCTTGTGCCATTTGACCTGCCTTCACACCTAGATGAAGACGCAGTTTCGTGTTGCTTGGCGATGTTGGACCGCAATTTGCCGCCTAGCGACATAATTATGATGGCATTTGCTCCTGCACAGGAACTAATCCCTGATAATGCCGCTCAAGAGGGTGCAATTCTTGATCTTTTGATCCAACGCTACACAGGAAACCCTGCAATTAACCAAGATGAGTTAATTAAACTTGATTGGAGCAAGAAAATGGGTCAAGAATTGGCAAATCAAGTCATCTTGCCGAAAGATCAAGTTGAAGCGGTTGCGATTGAAGCTACTCGCGCTCAAATTATCGAATTGCAGAGCATTATTGCTGGTCAAGAAGTGCCAGTTTCGCCTCGCGACAACGATATGGTGCATCTGGAGACGCTAGTTGCCAAGTTGATGCCAGTTATCGCTAATGCTCCGCAAGGCGCATTGCCTCCTGAAATGGTTGGTCCTTTTGCGAAAGCACTTGAGCATTTCATAACTCACATCAACCAAGCCGAGATGAAAGGCGCGGATCGCAACAAGATCGCCGAATACAAACAGATGGTTCAAGAGGCTTACAAGCATCTCACCGCAGGAATGCAAGCACCGCCAATTGACCAGATGATGCCTGCCGCTGGAGCAATGCCAACAGGCGGCGGAGGAGGTGTCGGAAGGGTTAGTGCCGCGCAAGCACAACAGGCTACCGAAGCTATTTCGCCAGATCAATTTTCGGGAGTTAATCAAATTGCCGCTCCCGGCAAACCACCAACAGCAGGATAAAATTATATGCCAGAAAAAATTAAAAAAGAAATGAAGAAGATTGGAGTCAAAAGTGATGCAGATCTTAAAATGGATAAAAAAG